GTTGGCGACCATCAGGTCAACGCCCTGGTTGGCGAGGGCCCCCGCGAACGTCACCGTCCACGGCCCAGTCCCCGCCACGACCACGTTCCCGGCGCCGATCGACGACAGGGCCTCCAACGCCGAGCCCACCGCAGCCGCGGCAGCGTTGTAGGCGATCGGTGCAGTGGTCTGGCCCTGGAACGACAGGGTGAACGTGCCACCGGTCGGGGACCCGGTGATGGTGACGGTCTGGACTTCGGTCGCTGCCGTGGTCGACAGGGCAGTGGACGGGTCGGTGGGAAGCGTGGTCGCGGTGTCCGCGAACCAGCACAGCTCCGCGCCGGACGAACCAGCGGCGGCGATACCAGCAAGGACATAGGGCGTGTTGACGGCCATTGGGGACCTCCTGAGTCAGCCTTGTGACGAGTGATTGGCCCAGAGAGACCCATGACGGGCCCGCGCGGGCTGCTGCTTGGCCACCCCTGGCCGCCCCTCACCAGTCGGTGAGGGTTCGATCTGGTCGGCTTGTCGCCGGAACTAACTGGGACGGAACGAATGCGCGCGGACCGTGTACGCTCCGCCGACCCGGAACAGGTCAGGGTTCCCCGAGGGACGCTGGTACATCCCGGTCTGCGCCCTACACGACGCGACCACACCAGGACCAGCAGCCCCGACCGTCGCCCACTTCCCCGGCATCCGCAGCACCATCCACGTGTGCAACTCGGACGCCAAGTCCTCGGCTGCCGTCAACGACCCATGCCACACGTCGACGTCGATATAGGCACGGTCCATCGTGACCGTGTCATCAGAACCACCGAACCGGTTCACCTGCACCACCGGCAGCATGCCCTCGACGTTCGACGGCAACTCAGTGCAGAACCGGATCGTCGGCCACTCCGCCGAGAACACCGCCACAACCAAACCTGCGACAGACGGGTACACGGCCCTATCCGCGGTTCATCGCAGGCAACGCGTACGTGCCGAGAGTGCGGTGCGCCGGAGTCTTCCGGGTGCCATGCTCGATCTGGAACGAATCCGGGTCACGAGCGATGACCCGGCCGACGGCCCGCTGCTTGTACCGTCCCGTCGCGGGCCGGATCCCGGCCTCGGCTTCGATGGAATCCGCGTACGCCGTGGTGTCCCGTGGGGCAGCGGCCCGGGCCGCGGTCGCGCCGGCCTCCGCCCTGGCCAGCATGTCCGCGACCATCCAGTCAGCGGACAACACGTACCGGCCGAACTCGGCGTAGTGGTGTACGTAGGTTGACCCCATGTCCGCTCAACCCCTTTCTCAGCCGTCGGTCCTGGCGACGGACACCTGGACACCCGTCGTGGCGCCCGTGAAATGGGATTCCCACTGCAACCCGTCACCGTCGACGGCCCACCGGGCAGAAGGCAACGCGGGCAGGATCACGTGGTCGTCGCTGCTGACGACCGTTCCCGACGGGAACATGACCTGTGCCCGGGTCGTGGTCTGGTTACGGAACGTCTCTTCGCCGTAATCCCGTGTCCCTGCCACGTTCCGGCCCGCGGAACCAGGCCACCACGCGCACCCGTCCACGTGGACCAAGGTCTCGGTCCACGTGTCGTTCCCGTTCCGGTCAACCCCGGCCCTGGTCCGACGCACAATCGTGACCGTCACAGGGGACCCCAACTGGACGAGCACCCTCTACTCCCCGAGGCTCACTGCGCAGGCCCGATCGGGAGCCACGGGAACCCGATGCTCGCCGACCCGACCGCTGACCCGGCCACTGCCGGTACCGCGCCCGGGGTAGCGGGAGCCAACAACGCCAACTCGGCGTCCGTGAACGCCACCGCCCCCAAGGTGCGGACACCAGTGAACTGGACCGACTCGGGTCCGATCGTCTGCATCGACGCGCCACCAGGGTTCGCCAACACTCGGATGACAGCGTTCGTGACCACCATCCGGGCCAGGACCGGGTCCACGGCCAAGGCAGCGACGTTCGCGGCCAAGCCGGGGAGCAGCCGGTCCAGGACCGCTTCCGCCTCAGCGAGGACAGCGTCCGCCCTGGCCTCGGCGACAGGGGAAGTGAGGGGCCATTTCGCGTGGACGTCAGCACGGACCGCGTACGCCATGACCCCTCACCTCTCCCTTCGGTTGTAGCTACTCGGCCTGGGCGGCGTCGACTGCGGCGATGATGTCGTCGCGGGTCATGTCGTCCGTGACGGTCACCTCGAGGGTGGCAGCGTGGTCAGCCCACGCGTCCCGGGACGACCCGCGTCCCGCTCGAGGTGGCTCCACCGGCCCGGGGGTGTCGCTGCCCTCGGTGTCCTTCTCCTCCGGTTCCTCGGGAGACGGTGGAGAGACCTCGTCCACGGCCTGGGGAACGTCCGGAGACGGCTCCCAGCAGTGGTCGCCGATGAGGGCAGCCACCTCCGGAGGGACACCGTCCCCCTCGACCGCCCCCACCATGTAGAGGCGGTCGAGGACCCACACGTTCGCCGCGAGAACCCTGCCCATGTCAGGCGACCGTCAGCTTCATCGACATGTCCGGGTTGGCGAGCACCGGCAGCGAGATCGCGGCAGCGTTGGTCCACAGGCCCAGCGGGTTCGGGACCTTGTAGTTGCCGACCACGATGCCCGGCTCGTCGCCGCCGAGACCGTACTCCGGTTCCAGCGACTCCGCGGTGTTGCCCCAGAACGTGGCCCCCAACTGGGAGCCCTCCCCAGAGTCCGGGGACACCGGCTCCGGCAGCAGCATCGCGAGGTTGTCCGCCACGAACCTGGCCCCAGCACCGGACGCGTCCTCGTACTTCGCGTCGTAGGTGTAGAGCATGGGCAGGTCGTGGGACTCCAACGCGGCCTGGAGCGCCGGGGTCGACAGGATCGTCGGGGTCCCCGTGAGGGTCCCCGCAAGCTGCCGGATCGCAGCGTTCCGCAGCAGGTAGCCCTTCACCTTCGTCGAGGTCACCAGCGCGCCGGGGGGTTCCCCGTTGACGTCCACGTAGTACTGCACCCACGTGGTCAGGTCGGCGAGCGGGTCAGCGGTGGCCGTGTTCGACCACAGCGTGGCCGCGGTGACCGCGTTCGACGGGTTCCGGCCGAAGTCGACGTTCGCGACGACACCGTTCTCGTTCAACGTCACGCTGCCGTTGACGAGGGCGTCCGCGCGGGCCTTCTCCGCGCGGGCTTCCAGCTTCTTCGCCAGCAGCACCGCGTCCGAGAGGATCTGGTCACGGATGCTCTGGTCCGGGTTCGCCTGGATGCGGAGCCGGTCGTACTCGCCGAGACGGATCTTCTCCGACATGGGCGGCAGCGACCCGGACCGGCGTTCGATGCCCTTGCGCTTCGCGATCGGCGACTCGGCGTCGTACGACCGGTACTGGGCGGCCGGGATCAGGCCGCCGGTGCCCTTGTTGTACCGGTACTCCAGGTCCGGGACGAACCGGGACGGGAGCCACTGGCGCAGAGCGAACTGGTTGACCGGCAGATCAGCCAGCGCAGCCCGCACGTACCCCGTCAGTTCGGCCGGGGTGAAGTAGTCGTTGAACAGGTACATCAGACGTCACCCCTTTCTCAGGCGTAGGTGAAGCGCGGGTTGGTGGCCTGCGCGGTCGAGTTGATGGCGGTGTTCCACGGCGCCGGCAGCTTCGACACGAGGACAGCGCCCCGGTCGAGGAGCGCGGCCTGCACGTTGGTGGTGTTCACGGCCGGGGACTTGGTCGCGGTGAACACGAACCCGGCGAGGTTCTCGGTGCCATCGGTCGCACCGGCCGTGTACGGGCCGTACAGGCCGGTGTTCGGGCCGCTGGTGTAGAGACCGACCGCGGTCCCGGACGGGAAGTACCCGTTCGGGTAGTGGGTGCCGGCAGTGAACGCGGACACCTTGAGGGTGATGGACCTGGTGGCGTCAGTGCCGTGGCCGCTGCGCAGCCACGACTGGTCCTCGTTCTGGAAGACCTCGGTTCGCATGGTGAGATCCACGATTCGCCTCCTCCTGGGGGCTAGGGGTGACTGGCGGGTGGTGCCGCCTGTGCCCATGACGGGAGGACGGCGCGTGGTGCTGGTGGTGCTCAGGCGGTGCGTTTCTTGGTGCGCTCCTCGTAGAGGGCGCGGCCTGCCGCGGTGCCCGTGGCGGGCGGCGGAGTGGTGCGTCCACCGCCGAGGTCACGCGGAGGCGTGGGCGGGGGCGTCTGCGGGGCGGCGGGCGCGGGGATGGCCGCCGCATAGTCGGTGATCTTGGCCGTGTCGGGGAGACCGTCGTCGGCGAGGAACGCGGACACGTTCAACCCGCCGACAAGGGTCGAGACCTGTTCGGGGGTGAGCCTGCCCGCGAGGACCGACTCGAACCGGGCCTGGACGAGAGCTGCCCCGTACTTCGCGACCGCCGCGGCTTCCGCCTCGGTCCTCCCAGCGTCCCTGCCGCGTTGCTCGGCTGCCGTGACGGCCTTCTCCGCTTCGGTCCGGGACGCTTCCTCGAGTGCGTCGAACTGGTCGGCCTTCGGGCGAAGGGCTGCGTTCTCGGCAAGAGCGGCGTTGGCGCGGCCCTCGTGTTTCCTGGCGTGGAACTGCCAGTACCTCTCACGCTGCTCGCTGGTCATCTCTGCCAGGGGCGTGTTCTCCGGGTACCCGTTGGGGCTGTTCTGCTGGCCCTGCTGGGCCGGTGGCTGCCGTTGCGGATCTGGGGGTGGTGTCGGGACGGGCGGGTTCTGTGGTTGCCCCTGCGGGGCCGTGGGGGGCGGTGTGGGGACGGGTGGTGCGCCTTGCCCGATGCCGTCGCCGTCGATGAGACGCACCCATGGCGGGAGCGACCCGAGACCGGAGGCGGCAGGGACGGTGAGGGATGCGAGGTTGCGGTTCACAGGGTCGGTCCTTTCGCCCCATGGCGGGGCGTCTGGGGTTTGGGTGGTTGGTGGCCCGTGCCGGGCCGGCCCTCGTGCACACGCTCAGGCGCACGGGGGGCGAATAAGGAGGTGGCGGGATGCCGTCCCGCGGCTCAGGTCACGGAGCGGACCGGTCAGGTCGCCGCCGCTATGGGCGCCTCAGGTATTCGGACGATTCTCCCGTGGCAAGTGGACCGAGGAGAAACCAAGGGTGCTTGGCTGCCGCGATGAACACCGTGGCGCCGCGGACTAACCTGCCTTCCCTGACAAGCCTTCGCTTCTTCGCCGCGTTCGGCGTGCTGATCACCCATGTCGGCGGCATGTCGCTGTCACCAGCAGTCCGAGAAGCCACCAGCGCCGGGCATGTCGGGGTCTCGTTCTTCTTCATGCTCTCAGGCTTCGTGCTGACATGGTCGCGGCAGCCTGAGATTGGAGCCGTGCAGTTCTACAGGCGACGAGTGGCACGCATCTACCCACTCCATGTGGCGACCTGGGCCATCGCCCTGACGCTGGCCATTGCGATGACAGGCCGCCCACCATGGCGTGAGATAGCGATGCCGCTGACCCTTCTGCATTCCTGGTCCCCGAACTTGAGCATCGTGTTCGGGGTCAACGCGCCATCATGGTCGTTATCCGACGAGGCGTTCTTCTACCTGATGTTCCCGCTCCTAGTCGGGGCGCCCATGATGTCCCGCCGCAATGCTGCCCGGACCTGGGGGGCGTGCGCAGCGGCGTCAATAGTGGCGTGGCCCATCGTCGCTGCCGTCATCGGCGGCGCCGCCGGTGATTGGTTCGTGTACGTCCTGCCGGCGACCCGAGTCGCCGAGTTTGCGTCCGGTGTCGTCCTGGCACGGATGGTGGAGTCGGGATCTCGGTGCCCGCTGCGGGTCTGGCATTCCGTGCTTCTGGTCTCCGCGGCGGTCGCAGTAGTCCCGTTCGCGCCTCGTCATGCGCAGCCGGTCGCCGTGACGTTCATTCCTTTCGCCGCACTCATCTGGTCCGCCGCCTGCGCCGACATGGATGGACGGACGCCACGGTTGCTCGGTGGGAGAACGCTATTCGCACTAGGCAGATGGTCCTTCGCCCTGTACCTGATCCACAACATCCTGGTCACGGCCTGGCTGCACGTGACAGGACGCCTGCCCTGGCTGCATCTTGTGGTGGCTGGGGCCGTGGTTGCCGTGCTCAGTGTTGCTGCATCAGCTGTGCTGTACCGGTGGGTCGAGATACCGGCTCAGCGGGCGCTACGGGGTGTGCCGAAGGATCTGAGGGCGAGTGTTGTCGTCGCACAACACCACGATGTCGCGGATGCAGATCCGCTGCTCCGAGTTACCCTGCCCGCCGTACGCGACTGACTGCGCGTCCGGTTCGCCGCCATAGGACGTCGCCCGCACCACGACCCGCAGATGAGTGAACACGACCGGCGCCGCGAACGGGACATCGAAGACGCTCTGCTCATCCCAGTACGTCTCGTACTTGCACCACATGTTCGACCCGCGCGTGCCGTGTATGAAGGTCGACGGTGTGGGCTTCGTGACGGTCGCCCTGGTCGTCCAGGTCGAACCGTCGAGGGACGTCTGCACGTCGAAATCAACCAGCGCGGACGCGTTCTGATACGGGTTGCCCGTGAAGATGAGGACCCTGTCGGCACGGACCGCTTCCGGCCATTGCATGGTCATGTTGGTCGGCGCGATCTCGGCGTTGACACCGTCGTAGCCCGTCGCCAAGTCGCCGTCGGTGACAGTTGGGCGGCGTCCGGCCACGGGGGTCACGGCGGTCGCAAGACCAGCCGTTGAGTAACCCTGGCCGGCCACCCCGATCGGCGGCCAACCGTTCACCGTGTGCACTGCCGCGGTAGCGGCAGCGGGGAGGCGGACGTACGTCGGGATCTCCCCCAGCGGCACCGTGACCAGACCTTTCGAGATGGTCGCCGAGGACTCCCGACCGAACCCGTCGACCACGACGACGGTGCCTGTCGCCCCAGTAACCCGCAACGTCACGGTCCCATCTGGCAGGTAACTGCTCGCCTGGACCACGACAACCCGGCCTGCTGCCGACCCATACAACGATCCGAGAGCGAAACCGCCGGCCCATTGCCCGAAGTCGAGGGCACCGACATGCGTCATCCCGAAGGTCTCTTCGGCGAGCGTGCGGTGCAGAGGCGCGTCAGGGGTAACCGACCCGTCACCCGCCTGCCACCACGAGGGGAAGCCCCAGAATCCGTGGCTCCGGTCGTACCAGAGCGGGTTCCGTTCCCGGGGTACGTCGTACTGCTCCCACAGCAGGGTGTGCAAGATGTTGTGCCGCGCCCGCCGCGGGTGATGGATCCCGAACACGCAGGCGAACTGCAACGCTGATTCGGTCTGCCATCTCGTCTTGGCGTCCAAGCCGTGATCAGCCAACATGGCCAACCACTTGTCGATGACCTCTCTGGCCCTAGGGATGTCTCCAGCGTTCAGCGTTCCGTAGTCATGTGTCGAGATCTCGTCGAAAAACTGGCACCCACCGGCGTCCAGGTACACCTTCCACTTACCGAGATCGCTGCCGACGTAATCTTCATCGCCATCTATCCCGACGAAGCAGGGGCCGATGGCCTTCGCGGCGGGATTCGCGGCATGCACCGCCTCGACGAACGCCCGCTCACGCTGGACGAGTTCACGGCCGGGGACTGCCTGCGGCTCGTTCGTGAACTCAAACCGCGTGACGGTCGGGTACAACCCTTGGACCCACGAGATGACTCCCTGCCGGTACGCCGAACCAATTGCCTTGGCAGGCATCGTTCCGACACCAGATCCGCCCTGGCCGAACACGCGGATGAAGCTCGACGCAGTGTTGATCGCTGCCTCAGCGGCCGTGGTCGAAGCGAGATTATCCCAGGTCTCGACGACATCCGTGGATGTCGGCGAGAACACGGTCACCTTGAACCCGGACGTGGACCCCGGGCCGAGGGACACGAACGTCGTGTCACCACTGACCGAGTCGTCCTTGACGTACGCGGTGAGCAGTGTCCCCGACGCGGCCGGCAAGAGGATGTGGTCAGCGAGATTCCAGGGCGTCGCCGCCCACAAGTGGCGGGGCCTGGCAGAGTCGGCGTACGCCGCATGACTCGGCGACTGCCACCACGAATCGCTCACCGCCGCCTGCACCAGGCACAGCGTCATCTTGTCGATCCCGACGCCCGGCCCTTCAGGTTTGGTGACGTCGCCGAGGATGATCCGGGATGTGCCCATCCCGAACAGGGCCTTCCCGACCGGGTCTGCCATTTCTCCGCCGTACTCGGTGAATGTGCCCGTTGGCGGGGCCGGGAACCTCGGGTCATTGCGGAGGATGACGAAGTTCGACGCGCCGGAACTGTTACTGAACTCGGCGTTTGAGTTGGGACCGGTCAGGTACAGCCGATACCAACCTGGCAGCCAGCCACCCGCCGGGGCTGCCAGCGCGACCGATGCCCCGCTGACTGGCCCCGTGGAGACAACGGTCCCGTAGTAGTCCCTTACCGTGTAGGCCGTCGCCGACGTTGGCCCTGCCGCGTAACTGGCGTTCAGCGTGCCCGTTGGGTCGGGGCCTCCCGCGTAGAAGATGCCCCACTTGTTCGGCCAATAAACGGTCGCGTACCCGGTGGGCGGCGGATCCGGTGGGAACGCCATCTCGTCAGATCGGGATGGTGTACGACGCCACGCGGCAGCAGATGAACGGGACCGTCCCGTCGGCCTCGAAGGCCGTGAACGTCTGGCTCGTGAGGTCCGGCAGCGCACCAGTGACGCCAGGGACGAACAGCCCTGACTGCCCTTGAAGGTTGGTTGCGTGCTGGTAAGGGATCCCGGCCATCGTGGACAAGCTGGCGTTGGCCGCGAACACGGTCGGTCGGGTCGTACCTGCCTGGCAGACGTAGCCGAGCCAGTACTTCCCGGCCGGGAGAGCCAAGTTGATGGTCGGGTTGGGGTTCTGGATGTTCGCGGCGACGGTGCCCGTGTCCAGCAGCGCCGGACCAGTCGGGTACCCGACACCATCCTTGCTCGCCCAGACACCGAACCTGACCAGCGCATCCGCCGACCCGGGGGTCTGGCAGAACACGCCGATCCTGTCCAGCACCACATCGACATCGACGAAGATCGGGACGATGCGCAGCTGGTTGGCTGCGTACTGGGATCCTGTCGTTCCGAACGGCATGGCCGGGAAGATGTCCGCCCCGACAGCGATACCGGCTGACGCCGCCGACCCGAACGTTCGACGGTGAACATGGTCGGCGCGTGCACCTACGGCCAGCGTGCCGATGGCCGTAGACCCGCTGGCCTTGGGCTCCTGCGCGGGGGACTGTCCAGCCACGGCGAGGGCCACCGCGGCGCCCGTGTCTAGAGCCACCCACCGGTTCGCGGCCAGGTCCGTCGAGAACGTGCCTGAGGTGTGCGCCGACGCACACTCATACCGGACACCGCCCTGGGTAGCGACATCCCGGACCGCGTACGACGTCGCCGTCGCCCATGCGCCGCGGTCCGTCGGAGCGGTCGCCCCGCCACCGGCCGGTGCAGCCCACGTCCCATCGCCACGTAGGAACGTCGTCGAGTTCGCCGTCCCAGAACCGAGCCGCGCGGCAGCGACAGTGCCCGAGGTGACATCGGCGCCGGAGTGGACGTGCGCGGTCGGGGTCCGGGCATCCGACAACCGAGCATCGTTGCCCTGCGCCGCCGTCCCCGCCGTCGACCCGTAGGCGACCGCCAGAGTCCGGTTCGCGGACAGGTCACCGCCACCGGTCAGCCCGGCACCGGCGGTGATCGTGGTCGCCTTCGTGGTAAAGGTGCCCGACAGGCCCGGGTCGGCTGCGATGTGGGCGCCGGTCACAACCCCGGTACGACCCACCACCGAATCAACAGCCCCACCACCACCCCCACCACCGCTGGTCAGAGACTCCCAGCCAGCATCGAGAGCGATGAACTTCTTCTCCGAGTCACCAGCAACAG